GGTATCGCAGAGGCGCTTTTTTCGCCTAGCGATAGAATTTAGCTAATGTAAATCCCCACCAACATGAATCTTGCTCATGTGGGCCCCAGATCGCTTGCGGTTTTTGTGCTTCCGATTGTTCTCGCACCATGGACAGCTCCCGTGACTTCTGCAAGATTTGTCAAATGCCTTGCTACCCGTGAACGGTTTCTTTTTGCTTCTACTCACTATTTGTAAGGCCTTAATTGATGTAGCGAGCAATCGGTCATCTCGCCCAGTTTGATTTCCATTCGCTGTCCACAGCTGCAGTCCCAGCACTTGGCGTTAATTGCCAGCCTTAGCGATTTAGGATTCGCTTTGGCCTTCTCTTCAGGGTTCTTCGGGGCAGTTGCGATGATCTCGCCCGACTTGACCTTTCTGCTATACTCTTGTAACTTGCTGATATTGTTCATATTTATCCCTATATCATCCCAGCAGAGTGAAGTTGCTCATATTTGTCGTTGTCATCCCATTCGCTACGCAGCTCTTCCCAAGCCTCACTGACCAGCTTGGCTTGAGCGGCTAAGTCATAGACCATCTGCGCCAGATCAAGGTTAATGCCAGAATCAAGTTGGTTGCGGATCTCAAAAGTGTAATCATCTATTTCGGACAACGCTTCTTCGACTTTCTTGGTTGTTGTTTTCATGCGTTCCACTCCTCAAGTATTTTGATTAGCTTTCCGCTTTTGATGATTGGCTTCCCATCTTCGTCTTTTAGCTCGATGGTCACCCTGGCGCCGATCATCCACGCTGGGTCAAAAAACTCAGGGATGTATAGCGTCCCAATGGTCCCTGCGGCACAATCATCGATCATTCCTATATGTTTATTGCTTTTGATCATTTGCTTATCTCCAATGAATTTCATCCTCTCAAACTGCATTCGTACAACACTTGTGACTATCAATCATAATGTTGATATACTATACTGACACGAAGGAGGATACTATGGCAAGCACTGGCGGCGTAAAAATTGGATCTACCTATGACGAAGCAAGAACTCGCAAGGTAAATGCTGAAGCTGAGATATCTGAGCTTGAGCTGGACAAGATCAAAGGCGCATTGGTATTAGCGGAAGATGTCAATAAGGCATGGACTGATGTGCTGGGCGCTCTCAAAGGCAAATTATTATCTATCCCTACGAAGGCTGCTCCGGTAGTATCAGCGGAATCTGATGCATCGATGTGTCAGTCTATCCTTGAAGACGCAATAAACGAGGCATTGCAAGAGTTAAGCAACTATGACCCTAAAATCAACGCGGGAAAATCGAAGCCTTCTGAAGCTGCACTTGAAGACGGCAATGAAAACTCTTCAGCCACCACCAAAGTTAAGCGTGGCAGAGTGGGCAGACCAACGAAGACGGCTAGACTCGCAGACTAGTGCGGAGCCTGGAAGGTGGTATACATCGCGCAGTGAGTATCAGCGTGGGATGATGGATGCCTGTTCGGACCCGAAGATAAAAGAAGTTGTCATCATGGCAGGGGCCCAGCTTGGTAAATCAGAAGTTTTGCTCAATATAATTGGGTATCATATCGACAATGATCCCAGCCCTATTTTGATGCTTCAACCTACGGAATCAATGGCCCAAGCGTTCTCAAAGGATCGAATAGCCAACGGATTGCTGAGATCAACGCCTTGTCTTGCTGGCAAGGTCAAAGATCCTCGCGCCAGAGACTCGAACAACACTACTCTTCACAAGATCTTCCCTGGCGGTTCGTTAAGCTTAGTTGGCGCCAACAGTCCTGCTGGCCTTGCTAGTAGACCTATTAGGATTCTGCTAGTTGATGAGCTGGACAGAGCGCCAGCGTCTGCCGGATCTGAAGGCGACCCATTGAACCTAGCGAAAAAGCGTACAGCTACGTTCTGGAACAGAAAGATCGTTATCGTATCGACTCCAACGAACAAGGGCGCCAGCAGGATAGAAGAGGCTTATCTGAATTCTGATCAGCGTAAATATTACGTTCCCTGTCAGCATTGCAAGGAATATCAGGTTTTAGCATGGGCAAATGTTAAGTGGACCGACTCTGACCCGAAAACTGCAAAATATCTTTGCGATTGCTGCGGATCTTTATGGGATGAAAGTGATCGAAGGTGGTCTGTCAGAAATGGCGAGTGGCGAGCGCAAAAAGAGTTCAAGGGTATTGCTGGCTTCCACATTAGCGGAATGTACAGCCCTTGGACGCCATTATCTGATGGAGTGACCGAATTTCTTGCGGTAAAAAAGAACCCAGAGCAGCTTAGAGTTTGGGTCAACACTTATTTGGGTGAATCTTACGAGGATAAAGGTGAAGCCATTGATCACGGCGCCTTGAATGATCGAAGGGAAGACTTTGGTGGCGGGATACCTGACGAAGTTATCTTTATGACTTGCGGTGTCGATGTGCAGGATAATCGGCTAGAAATGTCTGTCATCGGATGGGGCCGTGATTTTGAGGCTTACGTCATCGAGCATAAGACGTTGTATGGGGATCCATCTACTCCGCAACTGTGGACAACGCTAGATTCGCAATTATTTAAGATGTATGAGGCTAATGATGGAAGACAGATGCCGATTAGGGCAACATGTGTTGACTCTGGCGGTCACTTTACGAACACTGTATATTCGTACTGTAAGAAACATGCTGGAAGGCGGGTATTCGCTATTAAAGGTGTTGGCGGCGAAGGCAGAGGAATTGTTGGTCGTCCAACGAAGAATAACATTGGAAAATGCCCATTATTCCCTGTCGGAGTCGATACGGCGAAGGATTTGGTGTTTGCTAGACTGCGTATCCAAGAAGAAGGTGCCGGATACATACATTTTAGTCATGATCTTGATGATGAGTATTTTCTTCAGCTAACTGCTGAGAAGGTTATTACCAAGTATCATCGTGGATTTAAGAAAAGAATGTACGTTAAAACGCGTCCAAGGAACGAAGCACTTGACTGTATGGTATATTCTATTGCAGCATATGCTATAATAAATATTGATGTCAATAGCCTTGCTGATAGGCGCGACTTGCCAGAAGTCGAAGAACCAGTAAATCAGCGTGTGGAACCTGTTGCTAAGCCGTTTGTGCCTAAAACAGGGTCTGGTTTTGTGAATTCGTGGCGATAAGGATAATTAATGGCTAACGCTTTTGATTCGACAAATGCTCCAGAAGGGGAACCTTCGGAAGTTGTTGTTGGCGATTTCCTTCAGTGGAAACGGTCAGACCTTGTCTCTGATTATCCGACAGACCTTTATTCGTTGTCATATGTTGCTAGGATTAATAATAGCGCATCAGAGATAACGATTTCAACTACTGGTCAAACAACTCACTTCCTTGCTACTGCGTTAAATGCGGCGACTTCAACCTATGTTGTTGGAGACTATTCATGGCAAGCAGAGATAACCAGGATATCTGACGGCGAGAGAGTGACTGTTGATCGTGGCTTATTTACGGTTATTGCAGACCTTGATTCAGATAACGCTGACACTCGCAGTCATGCTCAGATAATGGTCGATAAAATAGAATCTTTACTGTCTGGCAAGGCTGATTCTGATGTTGCCTCATATTCTATCGCGGGAAGATCGCTAACAAAAATGAGCTTTCAGGATCTTGTCAGCGCAAGAGACTATTATCGAGCCGAAGCAACAAAAGATGCAGCTAATTTAGACGCCAAATATGGCAGGAAAGGCGCATCGACAATACGGGTACGATTCTAATGGGATTATTTGATTTCTGGCAAAAAGACAAGCCTGTTGAGCGGAAGTTGATAAAAAGAACTTACGCATCAGCCAATCAAGGCTTGTTATTTGCTGATTTCAAGGCTTCTGAGCGGTCTGCTGATAGCGAATTGCAGCCAGTATTAAGGACTATTCGCTCTAGAGCAAGAGATTTAGCAAGAAACAATGAATATGCCAAAAGATATTTAAACTTGCTCAAAACCAATGTAATCGGCGAGCGCGGCTTCGGTTTGCAGGTCAAAGCACTAGATTCCACAGGGAAACTTGACCAATCAGGCAATCAGACAATCGAAGACGCGTTCAGAGCATGGGGAAGGGTATCTAATCCCACTGTTGACGGTAAAA